ATATTGTTCTTTGCCTACATATTCTTCATAGTACATATTAACCTTTGTACTAAAGTCTTTGCTCCTATATAAAAAATTAATATTACAAGAAGGTATTAAAATTAAATCATTTCTTTGTTTTAAAGGCTCAAACCAACCTTTAGTAAAAACAACATCGTTTGTAATGACAACAAAATGCATTTTCTTTTCTTTAGCTATCTTTAGACCTTGATTAAAATTAGCTGACCAATTTAAAGGTGTTTCATTATTAATATAAAGGTTAATAGGATATTCTTCTTTAAATGCACTTGTTCCATCATTATTAATAAATACAAATATATCTTCTGGTTCTAATTTAGTATGTTTAAAAAAACTATCTAACGCTAATTTAGAATAATTTTCTGTACATTTAGAACTTACAAAACAAAATAAATGGTTCATAGAAGGCCCGTGGTCCGTGGTGCGTGGTTGTTGTAACTAGTCTTTTTTGGCAAGAACAGTTAGTCCGTTATTATTTAAACAAGTCTCACGGATCATCCAATCACGATTCTTATCTAAGAATTCTTCAATAGCTTTATTTAACTCAGCCCCAAATATTAATGTATCATGCAATATAATAAATTTTTTAACTTTATTAGAATGTTTTTTTAATTCTTTAGAACACTGATCATAAGTATGATCTGTGTCTATAAATAATAAATCAGTTGGTTCAATTTCAAATAGATCTGCAATAACATTTACTTGGGTGAATGAAAATTCTTTTCCTAATTTATCTGCTTCTGCTTGATGGACTTGTGTTGCACAATGAGAAACATCATAAGATCGAATTGTTTTTGCATTAGAAGCTACCCACGCCCAAGTACTCACGGCTGAACGAACACCAAACTCTGTTACATGTTCACAAAGATCTGCATATCTTTTTAATGTAGGAATATGTTCATTAATATCTGAAACTTCTTTACATGCATTTTTATATTTTGATTCTAACATATTTATAATTTTAACCAGCGGTCGTTTTCTAATGTCCATCTTACTACTTGGTTAATCCTTTCTTCAATAGACACAGCAGGTTCCCAACCTAATTGTTTCATTAAACCTCCATCTAAAGCATATCTTAAATCATGTCCAGGTCTACTAGTATGAAAATCAACCATTTCATATTTTAATTCTTTATTTTGTGCTCTTGCAATTTTTTGTGCTAATTCTAAATTATTCCATTCTACAGGACCTACTAAATTAAACTTAGGACATTTTGCATTACCATAATCTCTTTCTAATCCTTCAATTTCTTTATGATTCTTTAATAATAAAAACAAACAACCATCTGCTACATCATTTGCATGTATGTAATGCCTACTGCCTGGAATTTTTTTTGTTTCATCACTATGTATCGTAACTACTTCGCCTTTATTAATTTTTTTTATAGTCATTGGTATAAATTTTTCTGGATGTTGTCTTTCGCCAAAGACATTCATTGTGTGGGTTATGAAGATAGGCATCTTATAACTATTTTCAAAAGCAACCGCCAACTCTTCTCCTCCAGCTTTAGTTGCACTGTAAGGGTTTGTAGAATTATATCTATCTCTTTCTTTATATTTTATATTATTAGGTGCAGGTCCGAATACTTCGTCTGTACTAAAATAAATAAATCTTTTTAAATTTTTTTGTTTACGGCCAAAATTTAAAATATTACAAGTTGCTACAACATTGTCTAATACAAATGTCATTGGATCTTCTATAGATCTATCTACGTGTGATGAAGCAGCCATATGTATAATATAATCAAAGTCTCCTAAATCAGCTATAAGCATTTGATTTATTTCAGCTCTTAAATCATGATAAACTATACGTAATCTTTTTTGAGTTGATCTATCAAACACAGCCATCATGTCTGCTATACGATTTAAATTTCCAGAATAATCTAACCTATCTAAAGATACTATTTCCCAATCTGTATTTATTAATAAATGTCTAATGGTATGGTGGGCAATAAAACCAGCTCCTCCTGTAATTAAAATTCTTTTATTCATTATTTTTTTAATTTCTTTTTTAACAGTTTAATTTGTTTTTGCAATTTAAAAATAATATTATCTAAATCGTTCGGACCTTTGTCTTTAAAGTTCATTATTAAATTATTTTCTTTTCTCTTTTAATATGTCCTAAGACTGTTCCTTTGTGAGAACCTTCTTTAATAGTATAGCCAGAAGTTCCATTACCATTAATCTCAACTTCTTTTCTACTCTTCATTAATATATTATTTTTATCTTCTATATTTTTATTAGAAAAGTTTTTAGCTATTAGATCTTTTAATCTTTCTATCATATTAAAATGTTTTTTCTATTTTTAATAATGTTATGCTATCTATATATGGAGTATTTACATTATTGCACGAAGAAAGCAATAACAACATAACTAGGTATTTCACTACCCGTTTTCTTGTTCTTTTGATTGTGGTTTATTAGCCATAGTGCGTGCAACTGATTCCGCGCTGCGCCCTACGACATACCCCCCAAGGCCAATTTGAAGAAGTGTCCAAACGTCACCTGGAAGAGTTATAGTTATAGAAGCTTTAAAAAAGAATAAGATTACTGGTCCTAATACATAATTCCATATTAATATAAAAATTAATACGTACATTAGTAATGGTCTCCAGCTTGATGCAAACCATCCAGCTTTAGCTTCTGCTTCTACAATTCTAGCTGCTGCTTGAAGTTCTTGTGTATTAGATTGTAATAACTGTGTTTGTAATTCTGCTTTTAATTTTGCTTGTAAATCTTTATCAGGAACTGATTTTTCAATTGTATTAAAAAGTATTTTAGCTAATGGAGCAATTGCACTTAACATGGGTAACATTATTTAACTCCTGTAAATTTTTGTCCTTTAACCTGTATCTTACTTACACCTTGTATTCCTGTTTTTCCACCGCGTCTGTATGGGCAAGACATACCACCTGCTTTTAAACCCATAGTTTTTTTTTGTTCTGCTGCTT